GGAACTTTTTTTTCTAATTTATCAAACTTATTCATTTTTTTCTCCTAGTTTTACTCTTTCCAGCTTCAGAAAGAGCGATTGCTATTGCTTGTTTTCTACTTTTAACAGGTTTTTTAGATTTTCCAATCGGTAATTTACCTTTTTTAAACTCTCTCATGACTTTTGCTATCTTTTTTTCTGCTTTTTTCATAATTAATTGTTTTGATTCTTTAAAGCGTGTTGTAAAACAGTTTTTTCAATAGATGTATCAGCTCTTAAATTAGCTAATTCTTCATTTTGATCTAATTTTTGTTGATCTGTCATTTGATTCATCATTGCTTTCATCTTATCGAGGTTGATTCTCTCTTCATCTTGCTCTTTTCTTCTATTATTTTCAGCAGCTCTGATGTCAAGTTCTCTTGCTTTTAGTTTTGCAATAGGATCATTACCAAAATCACCATTAATTTTCTTTTCTTCTTGTAAAAATTCATCCATCATCTCTGCAACAAGTACAGCTTTTCTAGATTCAATCTTCATATTTAATTGCATAACCATTTGTTGCATTTGTGGGTTCTGCATCGCTTGTGGATTTTGTTGCATCGCTTGTAATTGAGTTATTTCTTTTACAAATTCCATTTCAACTTGTTCTAAAGCCATTAAACTAATATGCTCAAAGATATTTTTTTGAAGTGTAGCTCCTATTACTGGATTATTTTTTGCAATGTTAGTAGACATGAAATTTATATGAGCTGTAATATGAGCTCTATGGTCTTGTCCTTTAAACGCTTGAAAAGGTATGCTACTTAATGCATCAATATGTTCTAGTGATGGATCTTTAGGCATTGGTTGAGGTGGTTTCTTTAAAATCAAATCAATATTTTTTACACCCAATGCTTCATACATATTTCTATATGCAGCATATAAATTATGAATTTGTGGATTAGATTGAGCTAATTGTAATTCCGTTTGAGCTAAAGATATTCTTTGAGTTTGAGAAAATATATTTGGATCTGCAACTGGTAAGATATCTATTTTGTCATCAAAGTCTGCTTGTTTAATTACTCTTTGACCACCTACAACATCGTATGGATATTCTTGAGGTAGATAAAGTTTAAATACTCTTGATAATAATTTAAATTCATTTTTAAGTGATACGTATAATCTTTTATGAATCGCACTCATGGTTCTTGATCCACGTTCAAGCAATGCAACTGTCGTTCCCACTGCAGCTTGTTGATTTCCCTCACCTACTTGCATGTCAGCTATAGATGCAAAACGCTGACCAGCTTGTACAACGACACCCATAAGTTGAAGAAGTGTTGCACTTGGCTCTTTAAATGGAAGAGTCATAAAAGCATCTCTTATGTTTCCACCAGGAGCGTCTACATCCCTGAATTCACCAGGTTGTATAGATTGTGCATCATCTCTAATTCTAATTCCTCTTTGCTTAAATCCAGCAGGTAAATTTGATAAAGTTCCTGCATCCAATAAAGATCTTAAAGCTGATGTTGCTGTTCTTGATAATCCACCGATCATATGAATTAAACCAAATCCATAAAATCCTAAACCAGGTAAAAATTTGAAATGTACAAAATAAGAAATTTTTTTCTTTTTGTTGTCACCTATCTCATAATTTCTTCTGATAGATAAAATCTGTCGAGAGTTTTCTTCGATCGTTACAATATAAGGTAATTTAATACCAGTGATTTCCCCATCGGGTCCTCGATCTTCAAAACCCTCGATGTCTAAGTTAACATGACATTCAAGTAAGGTAAAGATATCTTCGTTCTTACCTGTTTGTCTCATGCCTTCTAACTCATGTTCTTTTTTATCAACATCAGATTCATTTTCATAACCTGGAGTTAAATCTATATCTCTATAAAATCCTCCGACTTGTTGTTTTCTTAAATCATTTCCAGAAGTTTTAATTCGATGAATAATTGATTCCGCATCATCTAATGAGGTAGCTGCATACGGAACAATTAAATCATCTGCTGGAACAAACTTAGATACAGCTCGTCCCAATAATTCATCATAATAAACTTTTTTAAATGCAGAACCTGATAGTGGTAAATAAAATAACATTTGATCAAACTCAGTTTCATATTCCGGCATTTGATCCATTAATTGATAATTCATAAATTCTTTTACTCGTTCTGCTTGAGAAGTTTTTTGAGGAGATGGAGCTCCAACAGTTTGAGTTCTTACAGGTCCTTGAGCCGGGAGCAATTCTTTATAAGCCAAAGATTGAAATTGAGTAACCGCTTCTGCTAATACGGGGTGTGTTGCACCACTTGCTCCTTGAAAAGGTTCTGATTTTTGTTCATACTTAAATCCCAAAAGATCTAAGCCTTTAGTATAAGCTTGTTCCCAATCTTTTCTTGAAGATTTATAATCTGAATAATTAGCAAATAATTCTGAACCAAGAGGCATCAAAATTTCCTCTGGTAATAACTCAGCTAGGTTGTCGTAGTGTCCTTCAGTTTGAGCCTGGTTGAAGGCTCCTGGTTCAAAATTAATTTCTACTCCACCATCTTCAGTGGGTGTAATTTCTGTTTCACCTTGATTAGGTAATTCCTCTTGTAATTCAATATTCTCTTCAGCCGCTGCTTCTGGGCCTTCTATTTCAACTTCTTTTCTAACTTCGTTTGGAAGTGCTTTGTCTATTTCTGCCATTAATTTTCTCCAGTTTTACATCTTTAACAGTATTATACTCAACATTCAAGCCTTGAGATTGTGGCCCTGATTTTGGTGGTACAGTTGTTGTAAGTTTTTTATACTTACTTGGGTGTTTAAATACAAATGTCATTTACCAGTAATAAGTTTTGTTTTTTCTTGGAAGCTCCTCATCTTTATAGTCTTCTGGGTGAATAATCAACCCCCCTTGTCTAAATCTCATTAATGCCTGAGTTGTACTATCAACCAAGTCATCATGATCTCCAAATGGGAATGAAGCACACTCTTCAATTACTTCTTGAGCAAACTCTCTTTGTTTAGGAGCCCAAACCATACCGGACTCAAACAGTGGGGCTACAGAATTTACACGGCTGTGTTTGTCGTTACCTTTGGATGGAGTGAAATTAACGACGGGTATCCCCATCTGTCTGAGTTCGTATGTTAGTGGAAGACCAGATGCCTTGGCTTCGACTAAAACTGTTTCGGGTTGCCAGTAATCATATTGTTCTTTTGCAAGACGTCTTAGATCAGGAAACTCTAAACGTTCCTTAATTGCATCAAGTAAAATTATATGTTGTGGATCTCCTTCATTTTCTGCAAAAATTCCCCAAGTTGTAATTGCCGAATAGTCAGCAGTTTCTTTTTTTAAAAATGCAGTATCATAACTTTGAATGACATGAAGTAATGGAGGCATATAATCTTTATCCCAATCTTTCCACCATTCTCTTTTTAACAAAGCACCTTCTTCTGCAGTTGGGTTTTGCATATATTGTGCATTCCATTTTGCAATACCAGCAGATGCTTTTACTTTTTCTAATTCTTCTAACTTCCAATATTCAGGCCATACAGGTTTTCCTGTTGGCATAATTGCAGGAAACTCAATTACTTCCCATTGATCTGCTTTATCTTCTTTTGCTCCAGCATTTACAAGTTGTGCTGTTAAATCTTTTGTTGACCATCTTGTCATTACAACTACAATTGCTCCACCTGGTTGAAGACGTTGTCTTGGTCCTGATGTATACCATTCATATGCATTATCAAATGCAGTAGGTGAATTTACATCTTGCTCAGAATGTGGATCGTCAATAATTAATAAATCAGCACCCCTCCCGGTCACTGCACCCTGGACACCAACAGCAAAGTATTCTCCACCTCCATTCGTTTCCCAACGGCCCGCGGCTTTTGAATCTTCTCTGAGTCTTGTTTTAAATAAGTCTTGATATTCTTGTGAGTCAATTAATGTTTTGGCTTTTCTACCAAAACGAATTGCAAGTTCTGCTGTGTGAGTTGCTTGAATAATTTTTAAATTTGGTCTGTTACCAATCATCCAAGCGGGTAAAAAATAAGAAGCAAATTCTGATTTAGTATGCCTAGGTGGCATATTAATAATTAATCTTTTACATTCTCCTTTTCTGATTCTATTAAATGCATTTGAAATTTCTTTATGATGGTACCCTTCGATAAATTCAGGCCAAGTATATTTTACAAAAGATAGAAAATCAGTTCTATATTTTTCTTGAGTAGATTTTTTTACTCTAGTTAAAATATCTAATTTTAATTGTCTTCTAACTTTCGGATCTGCAATTGCATTTATTTTTTCTAAACTAAGCATAATTTTTAATTATGGTACCAAAAAGTATTTAGCAGGAATCTCTCTGTAAATCAAACACTATAGAACATATACTAGGTACCATATTTAGAAAATCTACCCCTCCCCCCTCTTAAAAAGTTCGACTTTTGAGTTTGGTCTGGTACCTCTATGGGTGGGACCCGCCCACATGCACTCCCCATGACCTGCGACACTTTGTCACACCCCGCACTACTGGGGTGTGACGTTATGACATATTGACTAGTCTATGCAATCCTTACAGTAGCCTTGCTTCCATGACCACCAATCTAATCGCACGACTTTGCTACACCCACGACAAGTGTTCGTTTGTTCGCACCACTCATGTGCCTTGATCCTGGCTTCTTTTTTAGAGAAGCCCTGACCAATAAACTCTTCTTTCTTTTGATCAACTACTAGTCCCATGATTAGGTAATCCTCCAAACATTGACATCACACCACCAAACAAAATCAATACTCCAAGTGTTTGATGATCTGAATGTATAAAAGTTATTAGACCTAACATAGCTATCACAAAGCCAGTTAATATCATTATTAATCGCATTACACTTTCCATTATTGAGCAACCTCAGGAAATGGTAATTCTAATTGATTGTAATTAAAGTTCTCATCTTTTTTAATTACTTTCGGTTCACTCAATGAAGAATAAGCTACATTTAATAAATGGAATGTAGTATTCTCATTTGTATTTTTTAACTCACACACTTTTTTAACAGCTTGAGCTGTTTCAAGATCGTAAACCTCATTATCCTCAATGCTTACGCTTGGTGTGATGTTCTCGTAGTTTGTATGTTTTATTACTATATATGCCATTTTGTTCCTTTCTGTTATGGGATAATAATTACATTATCCCATAACCATTGTCAAGTGTTTATTTACTAGGTAAAGCTAACAGTGAATTAGGTAAATCTAATTGAATATTAGCTGTTGCCATTTCTTTTTGCAACTCAACCAATGTTGGTTGAATGTGGCTACCTGTATAAAGTATATTCAAACACTTTTTCTTTTTATTCTCTAGTGCATGATATAATTTATGTTTTGCTCTAGCGTGGACTTCTGCCTCTTCATAACAAGCTTTTTTAATTTTCTTTGTTATGTAATCAACAGCGTCGTTGTCATCTTTGATATCAACATTTATTCTGCTCATATCCCATTTATTACGTTTTATTGTATTATTAAAAATCTCGGTTATTTGATCCGCGATTTTTTGCGCTTGATAGCGTAAATCATTTTCCATAGAATATTTTTTCTGTTGGAAATCTCTCAACGCTTTTTCTTTTTTTGCCATGTCTTTAATTAGATTAGGCAAGTTTTTATTTATTACTTGAGCGAACTTATCCCCAACTTCCTCAACTTTATCTTGGGCTTGTTGTGATATTTCACGCTCTACTCTATTTGACGCAAGACTAAACTCATCTCTTACAAAGTCTTTGTAATGGTCAACGTGGTCTTTTCTTAATGGTTGCATTTTTTCCTCCATTTGTTTTGTTTATAAATTCACAATAAATTAATTAATTCAAAATACTATTTGACAAATTGTCGCAGTTTTATTTTTTTTAAATGGGTGGGGCCCGCCCACATGCTCTACTCTCTCCTGCGTCATTATGCGCGTTGATCTAATTATTGATTATGTTAAATTGATTTCATGAGTACTAAGTTAAGTTAAACTACCTCTAGATACCATATGACCTCGTTCGAGTAGTTTCCGGTCGTTAAACTTGCCAACTGCTCAAAGCCGGTTCCAGTAAGGCAAAAAGTACGAGATGCCTGTCATGGTGGTACTACCGGCTAAGGTGATACAGTAATCCTACCGTTGCTAGCGTAACGGTTGAAATACTAGATGATGGCGGATAGTGGCTCACGGCCCATCCGCCATTTTTTTGAGCTCGCTTCTCTGGGTGGGCCCCGCCCACAAGCTCTTCTCTTTTCTGCGTCGATTTGTCATATTGACACAATATATAGGTTTTCAGCTGCGTCACTTTGCGCAATGTTCACGGCTCAAGGATCATGTTAAAACTTACTCATGAATAAAAAACAATTAAAAGATATTACATGGTCTTTTAGCAAACCGAATAAAATGCCTGGATATTCTTACGGCCTGCCCGCGTGGGAATGCAAGACGGGCGGCAAGCTTGCATTAATTCCTGGTACTGTCTGTCATGGTTGTTATGCTAAAAGAGGTTTTTATTCTATGTATAAAGGCGTCAAGGCCGCGCAATACAAGCGTTTAAAATCTATTAATAACCCTTTATGGGTTCGAGCTATGGCCGCTCAAATTAATTCTTTTAAGTGTAAAGAGTTTAGATGGCATGATGCGGGAGATATTCAAAGCATTAAACACTTATTAAAAATTTTTAAAATTGCTAAGTTAACGCCAGGCGTTAAGCATTGGATGCCAACCAAAGAAGCTCAGTTTTTAAAATTAATACCAGTTAAAAGAGTTCCTAAAAATTTAATAATAAGATTATCAGGAACTAACGTTGACGGGCCCGCGGGCAAGTTTTGGAAACACTCAAGTACGGTAACAACTGACCCTAAAAAAGCAACATGTCCAGCGCCTACTCAGGGCGGCAAATGTTTAGATTGTCGAGCTTGCTGGAATAAAAGAATTAAAAATATAACTTACTTAAAACACTAACCACGGAAGGAAATATGAAAAAAATGACTGCTCAAGAATTATCAACTTTAATGGTTGATAAAATTACTTTTACTACAACCAACAAGCAAGGCAAAGAAACTAGATGGACAACTTCACCTGACGTTGATCACTCTTCACTTTGTGATGGCTGGGATATAGAGGATTTTGAAATAGACAATCAACAAGCAACAAGCAATGACAAGTAACAAGCATGCTATAGGTGTGTTTTTTTTGGGTGGGGCCCGCCCACAAGCACACAACAGGCTGCGACAAATTGTCACATGTGACAATGATTCACTTGACAGGCAAATTGTCGCATGGCCCGCGGTACAAGGTCACAGGCACAGGCCTGTGGATAACTTAAAATATTTTTCACGCTGACACATTTATGCCTTATTGTTATGGGATTTTCTAGGATGTCAAATTAACAACAATGGAGGTGAATATGGCATTACAATATGACTACACAGCCTTGGACACAGAAGGATGGACCAAGGAGCAGCACGACACAGCAGCAAAGTTCTGCTGGACTATGTCGGCTATCGATATGGGAACAGTTACAAAGGAAAACCAGGACGAGGTTATTTTCCGGATTATGTTTCTACAAGAATTAGGTCTTGGACCATGGACAGAGAAATATTCTCTGATCGAGGTCAAAGGTATAGTTCATGGAATGAGAGGTTATAAATGCAACGTGGCCTACGACCCAAGATATAAATTTATCCGAAGATGGGTAAAGGCTGCAGAAAACTGGTTAGAAGAAAAGTTAACAAAAGGAGGAAAATAAAATGGTAAAAATATATAAATACAATGACACTTGGGAGACTCCTGCTTTAGAGTGGAAGGACCTAGAAAAACTTAACATCAAAAGCGAAGATATAAATTGGTGTAAGTATACCGGTGGAACCCATAAAGATAGGTACGAAGGTAAAATCCTTCCTGGTATCATGGCTTGTGCTGAAAGAATATGGTTCGATGAATGGGTTGAACAAGGGTCCAAGGATGAAGGAACTTGCACTGGTGGTAATGCCATTCAAGTGTATGTCATTCCTAAACGACACAAGTACCCAATGAAACTTAACTTGGCTCATGCTCCAAGAGCTCAAGGTAATGTAAGCAAAGCAGCTAGTAGATATGGCGCTTTAAAATATATTAACAATCAATTGAAGGAGTTGTTTGGTGATAAAATTCAAGCGACTTATTACGATGGTTGGGTTGATTAATAGTTTCCCTCCAATCCCAGGCCAGAAATGGCCTGGGATTTTTTATGCCTGGATAATGGATAATAGGAAAAAGGAACAGGCGACAAGCAACATGCGACAAGGCGCAAGCTGAGAGAGATATATAGGGTGGGGCCCGCCCGCAAGCACTCACCGCGGTGCGGCGTTATGTTACATTGACAAGGTGTTCTTGGATCTTGGTCCATGATTCTGCAATAGGTGACACTGATTCACGGTTAATTATTTTTAGTATATCTCTTCCTGTATAAAGTTTTATGGACAAAGGATCGAGGGCCTTTGCCAAGATAAAAGTATTCTCAGGGTGCTTCACGTGGAACGCAATTTGGTGTGGAGAGAATGTTAATTTCTTACGTTTCTCTACTTTCAATTCAACTGTAAAAAATTTACCTTTTTCATTATAACACAATAGATCTGGCACACCTGCAGAGGCCCAACTTTCAAGTCTGGTAAAGGAAATTTGCTTGATATTTTTCTTAACTTCTTGCCAAAATTTGGACTCATCTTTGGCCATATTTTACCGTAAGTATGATGGTTATAATTTCTTTAAAACTTTACCCATACGCCACTGTTCAGGTTGTATTGTAATAGCAATTCTATGGGATTCTCTTACACCTAACATCTTGTTTTCCATTAACTGAAGTCCTTTAATATCATAGAACTCTCCATTAGGTAAAACTATTTGAACTCTTGCATCCGCAGCTGTGGGTGATTTAATAAGCTTGTCGATGACTTGTCTTAATTGTTTTAAATTTATCATAATTTAAGAGTGGGGGCTCAGTATCAGCCGAATGAGTATCTCTCACGGTTTCGTAAGCCAACCCCCACCAATGTTATAAACACAAAGAATAATTTATGTACTGAATTAACATAAACTATTACATTCTCACGGAGGTAAGATGCAGTTGACATATACTATTTGTTACTGTATTAGTCAAGAGAGTAAGATGAGACAAAACGCCACATGGGATTACCAAAACAATTAACACCTAAACAAATAAAATTCGCTCAAGAATTAGTTTATAATGAGGGTAAAAAAACTGCTACTCAATGTGCAGTTGATGCTAAATACTCAGAAGATAGAGCTCATGTAACTGCTTCAGAATTACAGAATCCAAAGTTATATCCCCTGGTTGCTCAATACATAGGACAACTAAGAGATGAAATACAGAAAAAATATGACATTACTTTTGAATCACATCTAGCTCACTTAGGTAAGATGCGTAATGATGCATTAGATAGCAAAGCCTGGACAGCAGCAATCAATGCTGAGGTTGCTAGAGGTAAGGCTGCTGGATTATATGTTGAACAAAAAGTAATTAGAACAGGTAAATTAGATGATTTATCAGAGGAAGAATTAGATAAAAGAATTGCAGAAGTATTAGATCAATACTCACCAATACTAGATAATGTTGAACATAAAGATTTTAAGAACAAGGTGAAAGAAACTAAAATTAAATCAGACAAGACTCTACCCAAAATTGTAGACGCAGAAATTATAGATTAACTTTTTCTATTTTTTTAACACACCCTTTTGGAAATACATTTCGATCACTAAAACATTCTGAATTAGCATCATAACTAGCAAACGTTTTTACTACCTTAGAATCGTTATAAAAAACATACGCATGAGTTATCATCTCGGCTGGTTTCATCTCCATGAATTCATTTGAATCAGCG